ATGGAAGATACTTTAAATTCACAAATAATTTTATTTGACACTATCGTCATTAAAAATTCTGAAGATTTTGATAAATTCTTAAATGAAATCACCGATGAACAAAAAATTTATGTTCTAAAGTTAGGTATTCAAAAAGCTTTTGAATCGGGAGTATTTTCACTACAAGAATCCGAAATATTATCTAAATCTGTAAGAACTATTTAAAATAAAAAAGGGGACCATTTGGTCCCCTTTCTTATTATCATCAAATTGATTATCTCAATTCTCTCAAGTCGAATGTTCTAACACCATCAACTGTAACTCTACCATAGAAACGGTTGTTAACCATTTTCTTAGCGTATCTTGTCATGATACCCTTGATAGGTGTGAAGTTGAATGGGTTATACATTGTTGGAGTTAATTGTAGAGGTACATACGGTGCGTAGATGTAACCTGTGTCTAACAATGATGTTCCTTTGTGTCCCAATAACACTTGGTTAGCTGGGAAGTAAGGGTCACGGTAAACTTGGTATCTACCTGCCAATGTTCCAACTCTTTCAATACCCATGTTGTATTGGTCTTGCTCAGGAGCTGCGTTTGATACGTGGAAGTACTCCAAGTCATCAAAAATTGCAGATACCTCAGAAGATACAACAATCCAGTTAGCTCCACCTCTTAAGGTAGATTTGTGGATTTGAGCTGAGATTTGGTTGATTGCAGTGATAAGAGTTTGGTTCCAATCCTTCTGAGTGTAAGGAACTGCGTTTCCGCCTAATCTCTTCCATCCGTTGTAATCCCAACGTAAGTTCCAAGCTGCGCCTTTTCTAAGGTCTCTTAAGATTTCACGGTCGATTTCAGCCGCAACTTGTTCAGACAATAAAGCTGTCAATTCAGCTTCAGCGTCAATGTTGTGGAACGCCGCAACGTCTTGAGCCATTTCAGGTGACCATTGTGCTCTTAACTTTCTTTCAGTTACAGAAACTGTAACAGACTGAAGGTCAAAAGAAACTTCACCAATCTTATCTTCAAATTCAAGGTTTTTATAAACTTTGTAAGTAGTAACAAACGCGTTGCTATCTGCAGTTGAAGAAGAGAATGGAGTTCCACAATAACCATCAATAGAGTTAGTTGAAACTGTACATGGAGTAGTTAAATCAACTTCCAAGTAAATTTTACCAGCCGCATCACATACGTCATAGTAAGAACCACCGTCAGTCTTAGAACTTGGGAACGCTAAGTTTTGGTTTGCACCGTATTGAACAATACCCTTACCGTATCTCTGAGTTACAACTCTGAACAAGTAGTTATTTGCTGTGTTAGCCGAAGTGTAAACGTTAGTTGACTTACCTCTGATTGTCATACCAGCCAAGAAAGTCTCAGTATCCATAGGTTGACCGTCAGGACCGATAAGTTTACCCGCTCCGTCTGATGCGAAACCTGACATAACCAACAATACTTTTGTAGTTGCTGAATTATAAGCATAAGCCGAAGGAAGCATAACATCACCTACCCACTTAACAGTAGCGTTTGGTGCAGTTATAGCAGTCCACTCACCTCTAGAGTAATCGTAAAGACCTGGTGGGTCAAGAGCTGGTTCGTTACCTTCATAGAACTTGTCATACAAGTCTTTCTGAGTGTTAGGGTTGTAACCACTGTTTGGTGTTTGACCTGAACCTGCGTTAGGTGCTCCATAAGGTGCGTAGTGTTGAGCGTTTGTTGAAGTTTCAGTTTCGTACTCCTGAATGAAAGGTACGAAGTAGAACAACTTACCGATAGGAAGGTTCATTGCTTGTACAGAAACGATGTCGTTAGCCAAAAGTTTAGAGAATACTCTCCTTACGATTGGGAAAACTACAGTTTCGAAAGAACCTGAGTCAGCAGTTGTTGATGCTTCATTTATGAGGTGTGACGCTTGGTTTTCATATAATTGAGCGACGTTCTCTTTTAGGTGACCTTTTAAGCCTTCTAGGAACCCTAATTTGTCCCATTTGTTAATTGTGTCTTCTTTGATAACTTTCAAGTGCTTAAGACCGATGTTACCTACAAGACCTGATTCTAATAATGCTCCCATTTTAGTTTTGGTTTTTTTATTTTTAGTTTATTTAGATTTTTGACATTAAATCTTTAATTCTTAAGAATTGCGGATTTTCGTATGTCTTTGACTCAATTAAGTTTTGTGATGAACCTGAACTCATTGAGTTGTTGACAACTTTGTCAACACTCTCATTGATGTTTTTAGTATCAACATAACCTAATTGGTCTTTGATTGTTTTATAGAGTTGTTTTGATTCTTTTAAAGATTCTACAGAATCAAATCTTCTCAAAATGTTTATTTTTTCTTTTTTGGTAGTAGAATGTTCAGTGAACAATCTAGTTGCGTAAGCCAAGTTTGAATTGAAAACAGCCACTTCGTTGAGTTTTTCTCTGAATACATTTAATGCTTTTCTATATTCTTCGTTTTTCTCTCTAAGTACTTTTATTTCACTATCAACAGACTCTACTTTAACACCGTTATTAGTGTAATTGTAATTTCTGTTATTAGTGATACCTTTTCTCAAACCTCTACCTTCTTTAGAGCCCATACCATAAGTTCTAGCAGCTTCTTTAGTTTCCTCTTTTTCGTAATCTTTGTAGTGTCCTTTTGTTTCACCAGCTTTCTTTTCAACACCGTCTACATCCTTGCGTTTGTATTCATGTTTTTTAGAACCATAGTTTTCTTCCATTTCACCTTCTTTGAATTCGAATTTAGCTTTACCAGTACCCATAGCTTTTGGACCTTCTTTTTTCTTTTCGTCGAAACCCTTTTTTGGTAATGTTTTACCGTACTTAAATTTAGGATTTCCCATTCCAACGCCTTTTGGTTTTACAGTCATTTTAGCTTCTTCGAGGTGATAGTCTTCAGAATTCATGTCTTCATCATCTTCTTCATCATCTTCTTCATCTTCCATGCCTTGTTCAGACATTTCAATTTCGTAAACAACTTCATCATCTTCTTCGTACATTTCATTGTCCATTTCTTCATCAAGTCCTAAAGCACTTAATACAGCATCTAAATCAGTGTCTTCTTCATCCAACTCTTCGTTGAATTCCATGTCCTCTGACTCGTCAAGTTTTACAATGTACTCAACGTCTTCATCAGTATCTGTGATGTGTACGTCTTTACCATTTTTCTTAACGATGATACCATCTTCTTCACTCATAGATTTGAAGATTTTCAAGATTTCCTCGTCTGACGCGTTTGATAAATCAATAGTGTCTTCATCTTCCATGTCAGACATTTCCATGTCATCCATTCCGATGTCAGACATTCCCATGTCATCCATTCCGATTTCTCCCTCGTCGTTATCAACTTCGTCGTCCATGTCAACCATGTCCAACTCAGTATCCATTTCAACCTCATCTTCAGTTTCTTGTTCTGAAAGAGATTCTTTTACTAACTGACTGATTTCTTCCTTCATAGTAGAAGCAAGTATTCCTTTTGCGTTTTCGGCAATTACTTCTTCAACATTTCTCATTTGAATCAAAGCCTCTTCAACTAAATTTTTAGTTTCTTGCATTATTTTTTCTTAATAAATATTGCGCCAAACAAAAAAATCCATTTTTGAGACCTTCATTAAGAAAAAACCTCAAAAATGGATAAAAAAAAAGTGGTCAGATTTGACCACTTTAATATTATTCGATTACTTCATCAATCTTACTTTCACCAACCGAAACGATTCTCCAATCGTGTTGAAATCCTTGGTACTTCTCAGTGACCTTGGATTCTACGTCGGTTACTGAATAACCTTTAACCAATTTCTCTTCTCGAATTTTTTTTAATCTACCTGAATTTTCATCGGGTAACTCGTAAACAATTTTTGCTACAAAGAATTTTTCATCCATAATTTAAAGTTTTTTATCTTCCCAAAAAATCGGATAATTTTTTCATTAAGTCAACTGATTTTTCAATTCCGTGGTCTTTAATGTGTTCTTTTTTTTCTTCATCCAAGTTTTCTTCGTACTTAACCCTATCTTCAGGGTTGTTGAAGAGGTATGCACCAGGTGTTGACGGTGACGATACTAAATCAAAACAAATAAGTTCAAAATCATCTTGTACTTCATTTTGTTCCCCAACTTTCTTTATTGAACCAACTCCACGAGAAGATACACCCATAGTAACACCTTGTCTCATTAAGTTAGCAGCAATGTCACCTTTAGTAGAAACAATACCTTTTTCGTGAAATCCTGGCGAAGTTAATAATTTTAATTTACCCATTAGAACATTACCATCCCACCAAATATCGGTAATTAGATGTGAAACTCTATCCAAGTCAATGAGAGATGACTCAGGGTGATTTAATTCAGAAGTTGACAAACCTTTTTTAATTGCTGTCTTATATTTTTCAGATTCTCTCTTTAAAATCTTTTCAGGATACACTCTACCGTTTCTATTAGGTACACCGTATTTCTGTAGTACAGCATAAAACTCAAAAGGATTTCTATAGTCTAATTCTTTTTGTTCACGAAGAATGTCAACATTTTTTGGGTCTGATGGTGATATCCATCCTGCATCCATTTCAACTAAAATACCCTTACCCGTTTCACTGGCATTTAATATTCTATAATCTTTCATCTTATCTTTTAAATGATAAATACTAAGTTATAGGAATGTTTTCTCCGATATAGGGTTTTTG